GTATGATTGTGACACCTCAGCTTGTGAATATTCACCACCTGTTTTATTAAAAACTCTAACATCAACCGCATTAACTACTCCACTTGTTGATCCAATTTCTTTTAACAATTCACCCGTAAACAATGGGTCTCCCATTTTTCTTTTTTCAATTGCAAAATATGAAATTGTTTTTTCAATTATTGATTTAATGACATCTGACTCTAATTCGTTTCTATCAATTACAACATCAATCTCCAATCCAAGGTCAATAACCTCACCACTTTGAATCTCAACAAAGTCATTAATCATTCTATATTGTGAAATATATTCGGTTACATTATCTTTTAAAGTGTTAGAAACTACGTCAGTTAGGTTTCCGTCGGAATCGTAAGACAATAATTTAATCTTCACCTTATTATCTTCCTCCATCACATTAACCTTAGCCGCAGCGCCAAATGTGGGTGGCATATTTTCAATTACCGATTTGTAATCATTTAACGTTACTGCTCTATTTTGTGCCGCAAAATTGTAAGAAATCATATTTCTAATTTCATCAATTGTTGGTTGATCTGCCCCACCTATTGCCGGAGTTACATTTGATACTCTTAACGATTGAATAACTTGTGAATTTACAGTTGAAACTGGACCATTTACATTAAACTCAATGTTGTCAATACTATTAATAACATTAACCCCTAGATTTGAGTTTTTACCTCCACCAATTCTATATTTTACAAACATTGTACTGTTTGACTTAGGTACCGCACCTAACGATACGTTATTCAAATAAGAACCTAAACTAACTTTTAAATTACCCGTTATGAAATTATCTAAATTAGCCATTGGGTCCACAGTTCCAGAACCAAATGTCATCGAATAATATCCTTCTGGGGTATATTCAGTCATAAATTTATTACTAACTGAAAGGTATGTTCCTGGTATGAAATTATCTTTATCTGATATTTTTGTTGAGTCTTTAATGAATACTTTATCTTCCATTAAAGATTTAACTTCATACCATTTATTAGTTGATGATGTAAATTCTGATGATGTTGGATTTGACCCGAACGATGTACCTTCTTTATGTATAACCGACACAATACCTAATACGTTTTGTTCAGGTAAATAAAGTTTCAAGAAAGGTTTCTGATCTAATTCAGTTACAACTCTTCTATATATCCTTGAGACTCCGTTTACGACCGCTTCTCTCTTAGTAATGGTATATGACACTAATTTATTGTTACCGTCGAAATTAGGTATCTTTAAACGATTTGGTTCACCTTTATTGTTAAATGGATTAGAGAAATCAATATCTTCTAATGTTTCAAAAATCTGACCTCCTCCTGATATCTGAGCTCCCGCCTTTAATAGACCCAAGTATTCAGTTTTCTCCTTATCACCCGCCACTGGTACATTTATTGAAAAGTCACATAAGGCAACTGAGGGTCTGTTTCCAGGTATTCTTAAACCATATGTTTTGGCAATATGAAAAAGAGATTGTCTCTGTTGAGCGAAATCTAACATTGTTTCTTGCCATACTCTATCAATATGGAAGTGTAGATTATCCGCCACAGCCGCGTTCAAGTCTAATAACACAGAAAATATAGATGCGTCATTAGTATTTTTTATTAAATCTGGATAGTAATCATTTGTTAGATTTACTAACTCTTGTCTTAATCCCGCAAAATCTCTAGTTGCGTATGATATTTTTTTAGCCATTTTATATGTTTATAATTACAAAGTCGGATGACGTAAATGATCCGTTATTAACCGTGTAGTCTATTTTTACTTTTGCGGTGTATGGTTTACTTGTAGCGTCTGATACCCTAAATAACCTTTCATCCTCTTGTTGTGAATATAATTTAGTCTCTTCAGGGTCATTTTCTGCTGATACGATATTGATTGAGTTAATATCTAAATTTGGAATGTATTTTTTAACGCTTTCTCTTATTTCGTCTTCAATTAAACCAAAGGTAACAACGTCATTTTGGTCAAAGATGTATTCGTACAATCTAGTTCCAAAATCGGGTAAATAATATCTACTACCCTTTCTTGTTAATAATAAATGAATCAAATTCGCACGAACTTCTCTTTCAGGTGATTCTGTCATCCTTAAGAAGTCACCTTTTAAACTATTCCTAAATGGAAAATCTATACCGTAAGTTGCTGCCATATCAAATAAATATAAACTAATCTAAAATGGTAATAAATAAAAAATCCAGCCGAAGCTGGATTTAATGTAGTTTCCTATAATTTTACGAACCACAACCCTCACAGTCAAACGGAGAGTCTATTGGTTTATCTGATGTCATTACGACTTCAGGTGTTCTTTCACTAATTAATGTATTATTAGTTGGTACTTCCACATTGTTTATAGATGACGTTTGTTCAATTGGTTTCGACACTGACGTATCAACTCCTAAACCTTTAATTGCGTCTACCGCCGCCCTTGTTCTCAAATAGTACATACCCGTTTTTAACCCTAATTTCCAACCAAATAAATGAGCCGCCAATAATTTAGGTTTAGTTGCATTATCAACAAATAGGTTTAAAGATTGTGATTGGTCAATAAATATACTTCTATTTGCTGCCATTTGTAAAACACGTTTTTGAGACATTTCCCAAACTGTTTTATAAACCTCTTTCATTTCAGTAGGAATTTCAGGAATGTTTTGAACTGACCCATTCTCCATAATTAACTTATTCTTAATGGTATCACTCCACAATCCTATTTTTAATAAATCATTAACTAGATGTTTATTAATCATAATGAACTCTCCACTTAATGTTCTACGAGAATATAAGTTGGTTGTGAATGGTTCGAACGCTTCATTGTTTCCTAAAATTTGTGCAGTTGATGCTGTTGGCATTGGTGCGACTAATAATGAATTTCTAACACCATAGTTTACCACTTCTTTTCTTAGAGATTTCCAATCCCAACGACCTGATAAATCTTTATCTTTTTTACCCCACATTTCAAATTGGAAAACACCTTTTTCAATTGGTGATCCTGCTATTGATTCATATGGTCCAAACTCTTTAGATAAATCTTTAGAAGATGTCATTGCCGCAAAATATATTGTTTCAAAAATATCTGTTTGTAATTTATCCGCATCTTCACTTTCGAACGGTAAACCCAACATACAGAACACATCTGCCAATCCTTGAACACCAAGCCCAACTGGACGATGTTTAAAATTTGAAAGTTTGGTTTCTTGAGTTGGATAATAGTTTAAATCAATTACATTATTTAAATTCTTAACAACTTGATATGTGTACTCGTATAATAAATCGTGATTAAATTCACCATTAATAATATACTTTGGTAAAGCTATTGACGCTAAATTACAAACTGCTTGCTCTGTTGGTGAACTATATTCAATAATTTCAGTACATAAGTTTGAAGATTTGATTGTACCTAAATTCTTTTGGTTTGATTTGTAGTTAGCTGGGTCCTTATATAACATATATGGTGTTCCCGTTTCAATTTGAGCAGTAAGGATTGCATCCATTAACTTTCTCGCCTTGATTACTTTTCTTGCCTTGCCTTCTTTTTCGTACTGTTCATACAAACGAGTAAATTTCTTATCTTCTGGTGAATCGTATACATCTGATAATCCAGGTGCTTCATCAGGTGAAAATAAAGACCAATCACCATCTTGTTCAACTCTCTCCATAAATAAACCTGGAGTCCACATTGCCAAGAATAAATCTCTTGCTCTCATTTCTTCTTTACCGTGATTCTTTCTTAAATCAATAAATTCAAAAATATCCGAATGCCAAGGTTCAAGATAAACCGCAAAAGATCCCTTACGTTTTCCTCCTTGGTTAATCCAACGAGCAACTTCGTTATATGTTTTCATCATAGGTAATAAACCATCCGACTGTCCACCTGTACCTTTTATATAAGAACCTTTAGCTCGAACATCGTGAACGTGAAGTCCAATACCTCCCGCCCATTTAGAAATTTTGGCAACATCTTTAATCGTATCAAATAGACCATCAATATCGTCACCCTTATTACCAATTAAGAAACAAGAGGACATTTGTGCTCTACGTGTACCTGCATTAAATAATGTTGGAGTTGCGTGAGTATAAAAATGTTGTGATAAGTCGTCATAAATTCTTAACGCCATATCTAAATTACCTTTACAAATACCAACGGCAACTCTCATATAAAGATACTGTGGCCTTTCAACTACTCTATCTCCAATCTTTAAAAGATAAGAACGTTCTAATGTTTTATATCCAAAGTAATCAAATTCAAAATCTCTTTCTTGATGAATTGCACCATCTAAAGACTCTCTATTTTCAATTACAAATTTGTAAACACCTTCATCAATTAATGAAGATTCTTTACCTGTTTTTGGTTCAACAAAAGAATATAATTCTTTAATACATTGAGAAAACTTTTTATGTGTTGTCTTATGTAAATTAGATACCGCCAATCGACCCGATAATTTAGCATAATCAGGATGAGTGGTAACCATTGCCGCAGCTGTTTCCGCCGCTAATACATCTAACTCAGTTGTTGTTATTCCATCATATATACCTTGTGTTACTTTTAATGTAACAAATGTTGGATCAATGTATTCTAAATTTAAATCACTACAAAAAACACTTATTCTACGTGTTATTTTATCATATCTCATTTCCTCTAGGGAACCATCTCTTTTTTTTACTTTCATCTTATACTATTTTTAGAAGTCCATATCCTCGTCAAACGCGGATTCTAAATCTTCGGTTGCAACATTATTAACTCCCGCCTTTTGATATTCGGCAACTCTTTTCTCAAAGAAATTAGTTTTACCTTGTAATGCGATGTTCTGCATAAAATCAAATGGGTTTTCTGAATTGTAAACTTTAGAACAACCCAACGCCATTAATAATCTATCAGTAACAAATTCAAGATATTGAGCCATTAAATCGGAATTCATACCAATTAAACGAACTGGTAATGCTTCAAGAATAAATTCTTTCTCAATTTCCAATGCTCCACAGATAATATCTTTTATTTTCTTTTCACTTAGTTTCTTTTCAATATGGTTATTGTAAATGTGACAAGCAAAATCACAGTGTACACCTTCATCACGAGAAATTAATTCGTTTGAAAATGTTAAACCAGGCATTAATCCTCTTTTCTTTAACCAAAAAATTGAACAAAATGAACCAGAGAAGAAGATTCCCTCTACGGCCGCAAATGCCAATAATCTCTCAACAAAAGATTCTGAATTAATATATTTAAGAGCCCAATCCGCTTTTTTCTTAACGGCAGGAATTGTATCAACCGCATTGAACAAGTAATGTTGTTCATCCTTATCTTTAACCAACGTATCGATTAATAAAGAATATGTTTCACTATGAATATTTTCCATCATTATTTGGAATCCGTAGAAGAATTTAGCTTCTGTATATTGAACTTCATTAACAAAGTTCATTGCTAGATTTTCATTTACAATTCCATCAGACGCAGCAAAGAATGCTAATACGTGTTTAATAAAATGTTTTTCGTCATCATTTAATTTATTCTCCCAATCTGTAACATCTTGACCTAAATCAATTTCCTCAGCTGTCCAAAAAGACGCTTCAGATTGTTTGTAAAATTTCCATAAATCGTGATGTTCGATTGGAAAAAGGACAAAACGTCCTGGATTGTCTTGTAAGATTCTTTCCGTCATAATTTTATTATTTATTGTTAAGTAATTCTTGTCTCTTCTTAAACGCTTCCGCTGCTCTATTTGCGTTGTTTTGAGTTTTTTGTTGTTCCATACCAAGTAAGGTACTTTGTGATTCTGTATCAATAACAAGATATTCATTATTGAATTTACAGTTACTAAATACAACACCATCTTTACCAATACGAGATTTTAAAAGTGATAGGGTTGCCAAGTTTTGTTCTTTCTGTTCTAATGTCTTACCTATTGACAAAATAACGTGAGCAATTTGAGCCTTCTTAATAGAACCACCCATTTGGTCACCCGTTACTACTTCTGATGAAATTGACTCTCTATTACCTTGTGTTGCGGTCCATATTGCAATATCAAATTCACTTGTCATAGCCTCTAAAGACCTCATAACGGAACCTTCACCTTTCCACTCTTCACCATTTGTACTCTTATCTGTTGAAATACAATCAACGTAGTCGATAAGTAACAAATCCATTTTAAATCCGTCAGATTTCATCTTTCTAACGATGTTTTTTATTTGTGAAACGGTCACACTATCTGAAGGAAATTTCATTAATTTTAATGAACCTGAAGATCTCTCTTCCGCCTCTTTAACCAATCTCTTAACCTCTTCAGCGTTTGCGGGTTGGTCATCAGGAGTAATTCCTGACCAAATCGTATAATGTTTTCTTTTTATATTACCAGGGTTGTCTTCAAAGAAAATTTGAACAACATTCATCCCTTGGTTATATGCCGTGTTCGCAAATTTAGTAAGTAAGGTTGTCTTACCTGTACCAGTTGGTGCTAATACAACACCTAATTCTCCACGACCTAAACCACCTTTTAATAGTTGGTCGATACCCGCAATTCCTGTTGGGATTGGTAGTCTAAAATTATCTTCTAAAGCTTGGTCAATATTATGAAATACGTCAACCGCTTGATCATCATTAATACCGACTTGTAACGCCCTTTTAATGATTTCCTCAATCTTATTATACGATTCAAATTCACCACTTTCGATAATGTTATGAACGTTCTTAAGTTCCTTTTTTAAGTTCTGTTGTTTACAAAAATTAAGAGCGGTATCTCTAACAAATGATGTGTCTTTATCATCGTCTTTGATGTTCTGTAAAGTATCTAAATGTACTCTATTTGTGTCCTTAGTACCCGACTCTGTCATTATTTTCTGTGATAGAGTGTGGTAATCTGGTAGTTTATTATACGTAACGTATAATTCTTTGATATTTTCTACAATGTATCTAAATGAATTGTTGTCAAAATATTTACTGTCTAGAAAGTCTATGATTGCTTCTCCAAATTTTTTGTCTTCGATAACCGCTCTAATGAGTGATTGTTGAAAAGAAAATCCAAGAAAACCGAAATTTTTCTCCTGCTGCATAATTTATGATATAAGTTTATTAAAGTTGATATTGCAAATATACTGTTTCCAATTCTTCCGAAGACAAGATGTCAGTTAAATCTGACAAAACTCTCTTTAGTTTTGGGCGAATATCAACCGTATATCTAACCTTTGGATGGAAGAAATATGCGGGAAATATTCTAGAAATAAATACGTCGTCTCCGAGTTTAATTTCCAATAAAAAGTGCTCTTTTTCTTTCTCATTCTCATCTTCCACAAACTCGGAATTGAGGAAATAATTTTGATTTTCACATAGATAGTCGGAAGTTTTCATTTTCAAATCTTCACTTATTTCTTCACAAATATTTTTTACATAATAGTGAAGATCCATTGATCTACGTGCTTGCTCAACGTGGTCTTTTACGTTGAAGAATCTTTGACATACGATGTTTCCACCTAAACTAAGCAAAAACTCAAATTTTGTGATTTCTTGTTGATAGTTACTCATAATTGTTTTTAATTTTAATCGTCCTTTTATTTTTTTCTTTTCTTGTTAATCTAAGAAATGGGTTAAAGAATTTTATCCAAGCGTCATCCGATTTAGGTAACAGTTGGAATAGTCCATCCTCCATCATCATTTTCATAGTATTTTTATAAGACCTTCCTTCTGGGTCCAAATTTTCATTTATTAGTGACATAATTGTCTCTCTCGCCTCATCAGTTAAGAACGGTTCATCCAAGCTAACTATCTTTTTATTTACTTCATAGAACTCCTCACCAAATACACCGTGTTTGGTTACACCTGTTAGAAGATTTTTAATTAACCAATTATCCTTATCTTCTTCAAATAGAACATTAGTTTTACTTCTAATATCTTCAATAGTAAGGGGTAAGTTTTTAATTTCAGGAAAAAGGGTAATAAGTCTTTTAATTCCCATATTCTTAATTCCTGCAATATTATCTGATGGGTCACCGCATAACATCTTAACCAAGATTACGTTTTCAATTAGAATTTCTTCGTGATTGTAAACGATGGTGTCGTTTTTTTTGTATACTTTTTGATGTGAGGGGTTGTAAATTTGAGTTTGTTCAGAAACCAGTTGTGTTAAATCTCCGTCTCCAGAATAAATTGTTTTGTTTTCGGTTGGTGAATTTTGAGTGTAAAATGCAATACAATCGTCTGCTTCACAAAATTCAAATTCTCCTTGTCTAACAAAGACTTCTTCTAAATACTGTTTTACTCGTTGCTTTTGATATTGGTATGAATTAATTTCTTCATCACTTCTTAATCGAGATTTTCTATTCTCTTTGTATTGAGAGTAGAACTTCTTTCTTGAGTCTGAACCATTTTCTCCATCCCAAAATACTACAATTTTGTCTAAATGGTACGTCTCAAATGATCTCCTAAGAGTATTAACAAAATGGTATATTGCTCCAATATGTTTTCCTTTGTAGAAATGGTTTTTGAGACCATAAAAACCAATCGTAAGTAAATTGTCTCCATCAACGAGTAAAACCGACATTTAGTATAATTTATTCGTCATCATCTGACGAGATTTCTGCTTTGAATCCTAGTTCGCTAACATCAGCAACTTTCTCTCCGAATAGTTTACTGATATAGTCTAAATTTTCTTTTGCGTATTCTTGGATAGATATTTTTTCTTCAGCGGGTTCTTTTGCTTTCATAAATCCGTGAGGAGTTACCATTATCTTTCCATCCGCAAATCCAATACCATTAACGTGGTTCTTCATAATAGAAATTTTAGTTCTACTTGCGAAGTTTACATCACGTTTATTTCTTGTGATTTTGATTTTTGTTGTGCCCGCTCCTTTTTGGTTACCAAATAAAAATACTAAAGTTGAGTTTAACCAAATGGCCTCTCCACCTTTTGCTTTAATCTTTGGTTGTCCGAAAGGATTGTCAGGTAACTCAACCCAAGGTTGGTTAACAATGATAAGGGTGTTTGTATGAGGCTTATCTGTTCTTCTTGAACCTGAAATACGTTGGTTAATACCCATACCTATTTTATCAGCAAGAACCGAAGCATTGTGTTGTTTACCACCTTTACCTTCGAATGTCATCTTACAAGGAACAGAACCAACTGAATCCCATAAGAATAAAATATCGTGAGGAATTTCTCCTTTTTCTTGTGCCACTAATACTTCATTAATAAAATCAGTAATCTGTTCGATATAATCAAAGTCACTATTGAAGAGATAGAAATCATCTTCTTTATTGAATCCCATTAACACCGCGTGATCCCAATTCCATTTTTGTTCTGTAATAATGAACACAGGTAGAATTCCTTTCTTTTGCGCATCAACTGCCGCTTTCACAAGTGCCGTAGTTTTACCAGTATCACTATGTCCTAAGAACATATTAATGTGTCCAATTGCTGGACCTGGTATTCCTGTAGCATCTAAAAACGCGTCTCCCAAATCTAAGAAACGATCTGGTTTGTACTCCGCTTCTTTAGAGAATTTCTTCTTCATAGAAGAGAAGTCGTTTTTTTTAATTCCTGCCATAATGTTGTTTTTTTAAAAATGGGGTGGATATTTCACCACCCCGTGAATAATTTAGAACGGTAAATCTTCGTCTACTTCAGCCTCATCTTGTGGATCAACCACTGGTGTTGAAACTTTTTGTGTACCTATAGTTTCTTCATTTGAAGAATTAGAAGTCCATTTTTTTGTTTCATTATCCCAACGTGGAATTTCACCTTTAGCAACCATTTCTAAGTAGTCTTCACTTTTCTTAGAATAAACGTCTGACCAAGTCAATTCGTCTTCTAACCAAGTTTTAGATATGTTTTCATCTTCGTGTAAAGGACCCATATCTTCAGGAATTACCGAATTGATAGAAGTGTACTCTTTACCTGTACCCGCCTTAGTTAAGGTCAAAGAAATGATTAAATCACGTCCTTTTTGAGTGTCGGTAACATCACCTTTGTTTTTAAAGATTGGGAAGATTTTGTCTAAAATACCATCGCCTTTAGCGTTGTGTTTAAATCTCCAGAATTTTGGACCATCTTGTTCTTGATCACGGTCGATAACTTTTACGATGTAGAATTTACGTGAACGGTATTGACGAGCCAATTCTCTGTCTGACTCAACACCTGTCATCATCAATCCTTCGTGAACCTCATTTAATGGGGAACGTTTACCTTCTTGTTTTGGGTCATATAATTTAACCCATTTTCCATCCACCTGAACTTCGTGGAAGTACACCTCTTTAAATGGAGATGAACCGTCTGGTGTAGGAAGAATACGAATTCTTCTCTCTTCACCTTTTGAACCTTTAGGAAGTATCGTTACGAAGTACTTCTTCATTCTATCCTCTTGGGATACTCTGTTTGCATTGCCACTTGTGGCGTTCTTGTTTTTTTCGTACTGTGCTAGTACTGCATCAAATGTTGACATAATTGTTAATTTAAGTTATAAACTGTTATAGATAAAATATAGATAAAAAAAGCCGGATTACGAAATCCAGCTTAAAGTTTTTTAAAAAAAGTTTTTTGGTTTTTTATTCCAATGTTAAAAGATAAGATAATTTATTTAATTCTCCTAACATTTCGTCACGGATGTTTAATAAATCGGTATCTGATGGTTCCAATTGTTCTGACATTTGGACTAAAGATTCTCTAACAGTATTAACTAATCCCTTCATATCTAATTCTGAAAGGTTACTCAATTGAATGGTTTTAGTTTCTTCGTCCAATGTAAATCTACCATATTTTCCCATTGCAGATTCAACAAAGGTGTCGATTAAGTCACTTAATGAATCATAAAATCCACCAAACGCGTTGTGTCTAGCAAACCCTTTGGTTTGCCAATGGTTAATCTTCATTTGTATTTGTAAACCTAATAAAAAGTTTACATTAGAACTTAAATTCATTTTCTTCTTCGTCTGGGTTAAAAGATGATTTTATGGTATCTGGTGAGTAATCTTGAACGTCTTGTTTAGTTAAAACATACTCATTTTTACCAGAAGCTCTCATTTCACCTTGTTTTTGATTAAAGAATTCGTTTGGTCTTTGGTTAAACGGATATGAATCCAAAGAACGCATCTCAAGTTTTTCTTGAGGTGTTTCTGGTTTCATTTGTTGTACTTGTGCACCTAATTGGTCGATTTTAGCAACCACTTGGTCCATTTCACCTAATTTAGCTTCAAGGTCTGTTAATTTACTAAATACATCATCCATTTTGTTCAAAACAGATACGTGATCCGCTTTATTGTCATCGATGTTGTTTTTGATACTTTTAGTCATATTAACTAAATCAGTAATATCAATTTCTTCAGTACCTCCGTCCGCTGGTGCATCTCCTACTGGTGCGTCCATTGGTGGTGCCGCAGGATCAATCGGAGCAGCTGGGTCAATAGGTGCCGCAGGATCAACTGGGGCAGCTGGGTCAATAGGCGGTTCTGGAACTTCTTGTTCCATAATCATCTTAGAACCATATTTGTTGATTTGTCTATAACGCTTCAACTCGTCGTGTAATTTTTTCTCTAACATAGTTTTAATCTTGTAATAATTGTCTACCGTCGTTGGTAATATATTTTTTATTTATTCTTTCAACTATACCGTCTTTTTCTCTGATAGTATAACACTCTCCTGTTAACATATCACATTCTTCTCTTTCCATTCCATCATTAGAAACATTTCTAACTTGTTTTGGGTTTAAGAATTGATTAATACTGTCGTTCATTTTATTATTTTCCATAATTTTTAAGATATACATATAAATATCCCATAATTCTTAATATTCCTATTTAATACTAAAATAGATAACTTGTCCTTCGTGGGTATCTAATAATTTCATAAGTGATTCCGATAGAGCTATACCATAACCATTCACACTTGGTCCTATATTAACTGGTCCTTGTGCTTTAAATGGTACGTTTGTTAGTGTCCTATTTAAAGAATAGGATGGGGTTATCATCTTTTCAGTACCATTATTTGGGTTTAAAAACGTAGTTGTCCCTGTTCCAATATGGTCAGGTGTGATGTTACTTTGTAGTATAAATTTGGTTGAATAGAAATTTTCTGTTTTTGAATAATTCTTAAGTTCTTTCCAAGATAATCCACCGTTACCATCTTTATCAGTAACAACTTGATTTTTAAATCTACTAACAATAGCCATATGGGTATCTTCTGCAATTGGATACGCTTCTGATCCCATTCTCGCAACAACCGCTCTAAACCAGTCTCCACCTTTATATTTAACTTTTTGAATATATTTCTCACCATTAAATCCATTATACGGAATACCGAATGATGTAACCCCCGATTCCAATACTTGTTCTTCTCCAGGTATTTTAATTGTACCTTTATCAATAACAAAGTCACCTTTACCTGGAATCTTTAATGATTCTTCTGTGGTTACTTTTCCAGAATTTTCTGCTGCTGTTTTTGCTTTCGCCTTTGTTAGTAATCTATCAAATAATGATTTATAACTTGACACAAACGAATCTTCTGGATCAGGTAAACTTGCCTGAGGTATTCTACTTCCTTTAAATGTTGTTGTAATTGAATTATTTCTAATACTATGACTAACTTCAGTAATCCAATATGAACCACGGAACATAGGGATGTTTTTCAAATAAAAGAACATTGTTGGTTGAATCATAACATTACCCATACAAGTAACTTCACATTGATATGAAGCTTGTCTGTAATAATCAAATAATCCAATGTCAACATTATACGTTCCCGCTCCAGATTCAGATCTTGCCAAGTTTTCTAATACAACAAAAGATTCTGATGTGTTTTTAATTGTGGATTGATCTAAACTAACACCTTTAAACATACTTTGATTTTGGTCACCAAAACTAACCTCAAACGCAACCACCTTATTTGATTTGGATAAATTCTCCGTATCAAAAATTTTAGGTAACGTTACAATTAGTGGGTTGTTATTAACATCTGATATATTAAAACTATCATCACTAAATCTATAATTTTTATTCATATCCGAAGGACGCTTGGATGTTGGTCCCGCAAATTGAATAACTGTTTTAGGTGACGACTCTTGGTAATCAACTTCTAAAAATGTTCCAAATAAATTATTCGCAACTGTATGTGATGGAGTAATTTTACTTCTTGTTGTTAATCCATTACCATAAAAGTTAACATACGCGGGTAGTGTTCTCATATCGAAACCACTTCCCTGTATTAACATTGAGATTGCACTATATAAACTTGCCTTATCGTTTTTAGGGTCAATTATTGAAACAAACCTTTCTAAATTTAAATAAGCTTTATCTCCAATATCTTTATTCGCTTTATCTAAAAATAAAAATTCCTCCATTAACAACCTTTGTCCAATTGAATTACCGGAGGACCATTTATCGTTAAATGATTTAAAGAAATTATATATTTCTACTTTTAGGTTTCTATTGTTATATCCATCAACAAAATCAATCGCGTGGACGTGGTCTTTATTTTTTATACTTCCCAACTTACCAATCAATAAGGTGATGAATAGTTGATATCTTGAATTTGCTCCTGGTGTTGCTGGAATAGCAAATGGAGGTACTATAGATAAGAATGTTAAAGGTAAACCATTTAATATAGTAGTACTTATATAATCTTGAAATATCTTTTTAACATCGGAACCTCCTGATTGTCTATATCCTGCATAAATCAATATTAACGGTCTAAACTTAAGAACGTTCTCTTCGGATAGTTCAATATTATTTTTTACAAAAAAATCTAAATAATATCCACCAATATCTTCACCAACATAAAGTTCAATGTATTTTAAATTTCCAGATTGTGATGAACTATACTTGTCATATTTTAAAGAGTTACCCGAAATACCTACAAACCCTTCAATTATATAAGGGTCAAGTTCTTTTGGGTTTCCTAATTTAATTTCTAATAAGTTACTATAATCTATAATTTCATCTGTTAACTTAATTTTGTTTTCAGATTGTCTATCTTTTATGAGACTTACAAGTTCTTCAAATGTTTTACCTTCATCAGATGTTTCTTTCTTAACCGAAAGAAGTCCTTTTAGTAAATCTTGAAAATTATCGTATTTTACTTTGGAGAATTTCTTATAAGGGGTCTCCTCATTTAATTTTTCAGTTGCGAACTGTAAAAATATATCTTCAAACTGGTCTAATATTGCCGGACTAAATGTTGCAATTAAATCAATAACTTTTTTTGTGTTACCTTCAGCGGTATAATCTCCATTTGTGTTTGTATTATATTCATTGTATTTAAAAAATGTGCTTCCACTATAATCTCCGTTGATGTAGTTATCTTCCCACATCGTACTATAGTAAATTTGATTACCTCTATCAAATGAATCTGTATTAATAACCATTTCCGCCGTATTATTAAAATCGGCGTATTTGTTATCACCATCACAAGGTAATGGTGTATATCTTAAATCAGCTGGATTAAATTTGGAATTATCAACAAAGGATGTCCAATATCTTAATCCGTTTGATTTGATTGTACCTCTTGTTTTAATTCCACCATTTATAACATTACTAAAATATGAGGTGTTACCTGAAAGTACCTCATAATGATTGTATCCATTTACCACTTGATGAAATATTGCATCATAAAATGGATGTATACCAATATCTTTTGAGTCACTAAATGTTGCCCCTGTTGGTATTGGGAATCCTCCCACAAAATTAAATCCATTTGGAAATACAGTAAACTCATTGGATGTTCTACCTGAGTTAAAAAATAAATTAGCGTTAATATTTTTAGTTGTTCCTGTTGAATCAAGGAAACCATCTAAAATATCAACACCATCTAATATTTTCTTTTTATATCTGTGATATATCGAACCCCATTTCACAATTAAATGATATGGTACATAATGTGTTGAACTGATTTCTCTAAATAATGACGATACTCTAACGGGTGGTAAAAGTACTGAGGTTGGTGTATCTTGTTTACCGTCCAATTCAATAAACGATATCTTATCGGTTAATTCTACAAATGGTAATGAGTTTAATAACAAATACGCCGAACCAACATATTTTGAATATGGGTTGGTTTTTGTAAAATCACTAAATAATTGTCTATGAAAGTAAGGTGTGTTTAATACATTTTCAGTATGTGTGGCAAAAGACATAGATTGAGTAAATAAGTTAGCGTATTTCTCATTCTTTTTATATCCTTCTTTAACCCAATTATATGTTCCAACTGGTGTTGTAATAAAACCCTTATCTGGTCTAACTTTTAATACTCCTTTAAAATTCAAATCATTTTCTGAGAATGGTTTATCAAGATAAGTCGTATATGTTGGTGAATTAAACGGATAAATATTTTTTCTATATGGTTCTGGAGTATATTTTAATAATTGATCATTAATTGTATTATATAATTTTTCGTTTTTAGGTTTTTTGGTTATACTATTGTCATATTGTTTAATATCAAATGGAGCATCTAACAAATCCTTAATGTACGGTTGAGTTGGTATACTGTCTCTATAATATGGACTTCTTTCAAATGGAGATAGTCCTTGCATATATGTTGTTAAGTTCTCAACAGTTTTAATATTTGTATTTAAAATGTCAATAAGATCTGGCTCCTCACTTATTACTTCATTAATTGTTTCATATTCAATATTAACCAATTCTTTAATTATTGTTGCATCAAATGAATCAACGAAAGTCATAATTTTAGCTCTTTCGTGTAGTTCATATAAAAATGAAACTAAACTTCTATCACTATATGGAATACTATTTGAAACTTCAAATAATGAACTTACTTGGTTGACTTTGGAATCGTCTAAATCACTTTCAAATATATAATTAATGTTATTCACACCACCTTCTTTTTCGGAGTTGGGGTCACTCTTATTGGTTGATACCGCAATGTATTCCTCAACAAATGCAACCTCAGGCCATAACAATGGGTTGTTAGATTGTAACTTCTCCCTAAGTTCGGGTTCTCCTGGGTATGCAATAACTTTTTTCTTATCTGTTGGTAATGTTCTTTTAATTTCTGGCCAAGGGTAAATTGTTTCTCCAATACTTTCATCAGAAAAACCTTTTAATTTTCCTTTTCTATCGTTAGCAACTTTAAATGCATCTTGATGTACTTCTTTCATTAATCTGACGTACACTTCCGCGTTAGCTAATAAAACGGCGAATAGATTTCTAACGGTAGGTTCAAATCCAATTCCTAATTTTGGATTTTTAACCACTTCATTCATTTTTCTTTCTACCTCTTTTTCTATTTTTTGTTTTTGTTCAAAAAACGTTCCTCTAATTTCACCAACATCCTGTACTAATTTATCAATTGCAACAACATATTCCCCTCTTTCATTTTTCTTATAGTAATTACCTGCATTACTTATATTTTTTGATAGAAAAGAAATGGTTACATTTATTGATTTATCTGTTTTCTTTTGTAAATTATTATTTAAAGCTGCACTATTTTTTAATTTTTCGTTGTATAGTACTAACAAACCCTCTAAAGTTTTATAATTTTCTTTACCTTCAATATTTTTCAAATCAGATTTGTTCTTATCACTAAGACCATAATATCTAATATAGGTGTTCAAACCATTAATATCTTTTCCTGTAATCGTATCTTCGTATGAACTTTTATTTAAATGTATAGATGCCCAATTTTTTATTTCTGATTCAAAATTTGTTAAATCTTTATCATAGTCTTGTAATCCAGCCAAGACTTTGGTGTCTATTACTTCACTGAATATTGTTTGTTCTAATATTTTATCTAACGTCTCCGCAATTGCACCAATTTCTCTAACCGTTTTTACTGGAAAGTCTTGTGGTATTAATTTTTTTCTTTTCATTTCCGAGTAAACGGAATTGAGCATCGCATAACCCTTTGATGATTTGAAAACTTTTTGAGTCGATTTACCCGTACTTTCGTTAAACTCAACGGGTTTTGTTGACTCCTTAAGAAACATATATGGAGCATTTAGAACACCTTTTAACGGTATGTCATTCATAAACGCAAACGATGAACCGACAAATGATGTGGCAATTTCAAAATTACCATTTGATTCGTTATATCTTGAGTTAAATTTTACTAAGTGTAATCTATATCTAATTGCCTTACCATAAAATCCTTTAACCGTTAAATAAAATATTGGCCAAGGTAAATGAAAGAAAGCTTGATATGGTGAATTCTCTGGAGATTCAAAAAGAGTCTTACCTCTAACATCAATAAAGTTAATATTGATTTGAGGTATAAAATTTGCTCCTTTTACTAATATACTAATGTTATCAATACCAAATGATTGCCCAGTTTCGTCACTTTGATAAAACTCATCTACACCGTGAAGGTTACCATTTTCATCTTTTGTAACTTTTTTAGGTTTACTTTCAAAATAAGAATCGGTCCATTGAGTTGTGTAATCTCTATCAGTAGTTGCACTACTTAAAAAGTTCAGAGTTCCTTTGGCAATGTTTTTTAATGTATTCTTGTCGTCGTTTGAAACAAGTGTTGACCTAGGAACAATATCAGCTTCAAGATTAACAAACATAACCAAGTTTTCCTGTTTTATTCCTCTTGGTTCTATTTCACCATTAATCACGACACTATTAGGGTCGATGTACATCAGATTGTTCTGATCGACCTTAACTAATATTTTCTCACTATTCGATAAATCATTGTTCCCCATAATATAAATTATACAATTCTACACCTCTTTTATAATCTTGTAAAGAGGTAACCAAAGGAAAAGGAATTCTAAGGATAAAATTATCGGGGATTTCAAATTCATTTGTTCCCGCTAAAGCGTTGGCATTCATAATTAACCACCCAAAAATTGGTGTTCCGTAAAACTCTTGCGATAATTTATCTAATCTATCTTTTCCATTTTTATATTGGTGGTATTTGTCCGAACCCTTGATTGGGAGTTCAATACCTGGTACTATTCTAAAGCTACCATCTTCCATAAAAAGTTCATATCTGTTAAAATAACTACGGGACATTTCTATAATAATTTAATTTACCACTTATGCTATCAACTTTTTTAGAATTTAAATTAGTAACTTGTTCTTTTACCGCAGGGTCAGTTATTTCTTCTGTTGCTGTGACATTGAAAGAAATTGGGTTACTATTTTTTCTTTCTTTCATCGTTTTAAATTTAAATTTAATATCTTTCGGAGATTCAACGAACGATGTTATTTTTTTGTTTAATTTTTCAATAGTATTTTCATCAAATATGGTTTTATCCGCATCGAATACCTTCATTAATGTTTCTTTACTATACATTCCTCCCGAACTTAACAATACCGACAATATAGAACCTAAAATTTGAGATGTTATTGTTGGGTTGGTGTAATCTATCGTGTTATCTATATTTTCATAAAACTTACCTGTATTATCTTTTATGTAATCAATACAAGTTTTATATTCATCATAAATTAAATTAGACGTATAACCAGATAAAGTTGCTTTCATTGCTTTATCCTGGGATTCTAACTGAGCGTCATATCCATATTTTACTAAGAAATTAACCTTATCTAATGCGATTATTAAATTATTTCTTCTTTCTTCAAACCCATCTACTTGTTTATTAGATGATAACGAACTAATTTTATCTTCAATTAATTTAGTAATATAAGGTCTTAATAATTCATTAGCCTTTATTATTTTAGGAGCGGTTAGTACTTTATCGAATGCAAACACCGAACATAAGTCTATTGTTTTTGTAAAATCAAGTAGATTCTTTTTTAATAAAGAAACAAATCTTGAGTATGGGGTACCGTCAGGGTACTTACCAATCATTTCAATTGTGGTTCCTGGAGTTAAAGATGTTGACGTGAATATATCGTAATTTTTTATTTTTCTATAATCTGAACTTAATAATAATTTCATTATTAACGGCCCGAATTCTTTATTTAAAAGATTGTAAGCGGGTTCAAATGATTCGAAATAAACTTTTGTCTTAGTGAAAACATCATTAACTAAATCATCATATGTTAATGTTGTTGTACCCTTTCCAATGTATGTTCCTAATTGTGGTTTTACACCTTCAGTAGTGTTACTTGAATCCACCGCAGGTTCTTCCGCCACCTGTAAACCTTCTAAGAACCACTTAGTAAATTCTTGTACTGTTCTTCCACTTATACTACCTACAGTTACGGTTGATCTCTCATCGTACATTTCCGTATTAGCATAGAAGTTAGACGATAATGCGTTTTGTAATCTTTCAACAGGTTTAGCCAATCCTTGACCTCCAATAAAGTTAACTTGTAACGATACGTTGGCTAACATTGGTTGTACACCAATACCTTCTGGATTTAAATCCCAGGTACTATCTTCAAATGTTATACTGATATCTCTAATAATAATTTTAGAGTGGTAAAAATCACCAACTCTTAGTACACAAATTGGTGGTGGTCCGAATGTTGTATTTCTTGCGTTTAAATCCAAAGCCTCAGATAAACCTTTAATTGGTATAGTATCTCCAGGTCTAAGACATTGTTGTAAAAATGTTAAACGTGCGTTTAATCCTTCAGGTGTCATCGAGTGAAACCCTGGGTGAAAATATTTTAATTTTTCTTTTAATGAACCAAAAACAACTGGGTCTTTTTCTTCCAATATTTTAAAATAATAACATTCAGACAATGTCTTCATTATTATTCTCTTCATTGGGTCTATTTGTGGTTTTTTTCTACCTGAAGGTAGTTTCTCTTCTCCGTCAGGAACTAATCTAGTTCTTGGTGGAATAACATCGGGGTTTGGTTTTTGAGGTTCTTGAGGTACAACAGCTTTAGTATAATTGAATTCTACTTTAGATTGTCTACAACCGAAAGCAATTGCACTATTAACTTTTAATGATTTTGATTTAAATTCATTATCACTACAACTTTTATTTTCTTCGTTTGCAACTTTTTCTCCTGCGTTAGTTGCTTTGAATATTAAATTACCTTCTTTATCTGCGAATCCTAAATCTTTAAATGATACAACCCTTTCTAATTTAGTTGCCGTGGTTGGTGAACCTTTTGGTATATTCACCCAATTAGCTTTACTAACGTCACCACCTAACTCTCTAACAATATCTTTAAAAATACTGTGACTTCTTCTTATTGATAATTTATAATTGTAGGTATCATCAGCAACCGCAGAACAAGACGATAACGCAGTAATTGTAATTTCTTGTACTTTACCTTTTGTTATATCTTCTTTTAGTGTTGCAATTTTTGTTTTATATTCGTTATAATTTGTAACACCTTTATCTATTTGTTTTTGTAATAAATCTTTTTGTTCGGTAATCTTTGCCGCGTGAAGTGATGGGTCTATTTTACCATCTGGTGTTCCTATTAATGTTTTTATATCTTTTCTCGCATTATCCGCAGGTCCTGTTGTTCCATTAAACGCTAAAGGTAATAATGTATTTAAAGTTTCCTCTAATTCTGCCTTAGCTTTATCTTTATATGTACCACCTGATTGACCAATTGATTGATTGTATAATGTTGTATAATCCGCAGCTGAAGTATAATCTCCATCACCACTTGGCCTGTCATTTGCAAACAATAATGAAGTTTTTAATTTAACCCCTTCAATTTTAGTTGGTTCAGTCTTAGGTGTTTCAGTTGGTATAGGATCGGATTCAACTCTAAATTTTTTAATTGATATTGGATCAGATCCACCTTCAAGATATTCTTTTATTTTTTTAGCGTCGTCCGAGGTAATTGTTGTGTATCTTTTAATTAAATCATAAAAATCAATTTCTTCACAACCAGCGAAAAATGCATTAATGTAGTTATCAGAATCTTCATCTGACATTCCTTCAAAATGTTCTCTAACTAATAAGTTTAAGATACTTGGGTGGTCTACAACAACTTTAAATGATATTTGACCACTTCTTGATGTATTTTGATATGTGTAAATTGGTTCTGGTCTTCCTAAAAAACTATTTTCTTCCCATTTAGCACTATTTTGTTCTGATACCTTTAAATCATATGGTGGGAACCACATAACTCGACCTCCGTTTGGTCCTCTTTCACAATATGGTAAATCTAAAACTGTAAACCCTGGTAGTGTTGAAGATTTCCAAGCTAAGTTTTCAATTGAAAACATATATTTTTTAGCATAAAACCCTTCACCTCCGTAAAGGTCTTTACCCTTTTCACTTTTGAATATGTTTGTAGATTGGTCAAATGATTTTTTACCATTTGACATTGGTGCGATGTTTAAATTCCAGGGTGTGGACATTACACTATCATCATATTTTCTAATATTACCCGTTCTTTTCATAGTATCCGAGTAATTCATATATGACCTATCTTTTGTCCATACTCTACAAAATTCAATTCCACTTTCTTCACCAGAATTGTTCTTAATATATTTCACTGCAGATCCTCTTGACATCATAACGTCACCTTCTTTAAAGAAACGACTTGTTTGGTCAATAACATTTGCAACGTGAGATCTTGCTGACCCTCCATTATTTGGTAAGGTATCTAATATTTCTTGGGTATATCCTAATATTGAATCTTCTCTAAAATCAAATTTTGTAGATAAAGTATCTGAGTATGTTGATTGTTCTGTACCCCATTCTTTATTATGTGTACCAATTTTGTTTTTAGAATTTTTACTAATCCAAGTTAAGTTACCTGTAATTTTACCTCCTTGAGATATGTTCTTATCTCTTTGAAATAACTCCGCTTGAACGGGATCAAACATTAAACTCAAATAGTAACTACTTCTAACTTGTCTATCGTTAAAATCCCCCATCGCATATTTGACATCGTCTCCTCTGTCATCACCAATGTAGGCAACTCCTTTAGGTGCTTCAACACCTAATATATTTTTAATTCCTTGAGCAATTTTATCAACAAAACTAAACACTTTCGATGAGTTTTGTGATCTTGCTGTTGTGGTATAATTTGGTGCGTATTTTGAATATGATAAATTATCATATAATACATTCTTTTGACCTTCTCCCAAATATTCAATCATCAAATCTGATGGTTTCCTATCTAATTTTGGTCTTCTTTGTATTCCTATTAATGAACCTAATGCTCCTGTGACATCTTGCCAAACTTTACCTAATTCGGTTTTAGCTTGTGGTCTAACGTTAATTGGGTTTCTTGGGTTACTTAAATAATCTCCAGGTATTTCAGACCAAGGGAATTCTACCCCTGCAACTGTTTGTAAAAAGTCAATCGCTTTACCTGGAAGGGTTTTAGCAACAGTAATTTTATTGTTCGATTCAATTAATGGTTCTCTACCTGTAATTAAATTAATTGCGGTTGCTGTATTACCATTTAACGCATCTAAAATTCTTAATCTACCATTTGTTGCCGCCTCAATATTTCTATTAATTCTTGAAAAAACTGGACCACTTTGGTTCAATCTCATATTCAAAGCGGCAAACTTCATTAACTCTGATTCAGTATCATAATTGTCTGTTGACATAATACTGATAAAGTTATAGTTACCCGAATTGAAATATGGGTATAGTTGTAAATTTGCTCGTCTTGGGAGTGTATCTAATGTCTCTGTGACAAAGTACTCCAACGGTTTGAATATGTTCGTATTTTGGGTCTGTAATAGGTCTGTTGCTCTGTTTTGGTCAACTTCAGGTAAATCTGGGTTAGCCATTTCACTTAGAGTTTGAATTGTATACGAGCTTTGAGTAAACGTTTGAGGACCGTTAGGTCTATTCAACGTTTTACTTAAGATGTAATCTCTAAATCTTTTTGTAGAATCAAAATCTAAGTAGCTTGGCATTATATCGCTTTTCTAATAAATAGAGGTTTATACGAAATATTAAATCTGTAGGGATAGATAATCGTTCGGGTTCATAGGTTCCAAATTATTGTTGATTATAATTTGTTTATTCTTGTCATATTTTGTACTATTTTGGATTTGAAGATATTCGGCCGCGGTCATAGGTTTATCAGTACTAGTCGTTTTATCTTCTTTTGTTGCCGTTTTTGGTTTATTATCAACCTTTAACGCTTCTTGTTTTTTGTTAGAGGCACTACCCTTTAATATTCCCGATAAACCTTGGTTTCTAACTGTCTCCACCATTTCACCCGCTTTGTTTCCTTTTTCACCTTTAAGCGCCCCACTAAGATACTTATTAGCTTCTTTTATGTAACTATCCGCAGTTTCTCCTGGTCCAACCATAGCTTTAGCGAATTGAACTTTTAATATTGTTAAAATTTCATTTGTCTTTAAAACTAAGTTTTGGGTTTCGGTAAATTGATCTCTTGCAACTTCCTCAATACTCATTCCCTCTAATTTCTTCGCGTTTTCTTTTAATATATTTGCTTGTTCTTGTGTTAACTTATCTAACGCAATAGATTGAGCTCCACCAAATTCTTTTGAAATAGATGAAACATCAATTGTCATTGTACCATCTTTCATTCTAGCAAGGTTAGTAATAAATTCTGTTTGTTTGTCATCTAATTTTAAACCTCTACTCATTAATGCCGAAGCCGCTGATGATCTCTCAGCGGCGGCAATTGCCCCTTTCGATAATTCTTGATAACTGATTCCCAATTCGGCAGCCATTGCTTTAGCCCTTCTTAAATTTACACCAGTAATTTCAAATCTACCTTGTTCACTATTATATGTGGATAAAGACCCCGCAGCACCAATTAAAGCATCTTGTAACCCTTCAACATTATTAGTTGCGTCATACATCATCTTAAGTGGGTCACCAAAATCACCAATTGCACCACCTAACACTTGTAAATTAGCGGATAATGATATTGCACCTTCTGGGTCCATAACCTTATCTGCAATGGTAAACACTTCATTCATACTCATTCTGAATTCGGTTGCCTTTTGTACCATTCTAGTTAAACCTTGTATACCGTTTTGAAAACCATATTCATTTAACTTACCAATATTTGCTCGAATTTCATTAACAGTTTTTTTACCGTTTAATCCTAACTCTATCGAACTCTTACCCGCTTGATTAATTGCTTCTAATGATTTTTCTGCTCCAATACCAACTTGTTCAAATGTTGAGAAAACTTTTGACATTTCCGTTAAGTCCCCAACGAAAGCTCTTGATGTTTTGGCGGTATCCGCCACTACGGTTGCGTTTAATGTTGTAAATCTTCCTGTTTCTTCAGCAAGACCAACCATTAAATCACTTACTTGTTGAAAACCATAACCCATTGAAACAACTCCAGGTAATGACGCAACAATTTCTTGTCTATAATTTTTTGATAAATCTCCCGCAACCCCTAATTGGGAATTGATTTGAGCTCTAAGTTCTACTTCTTTTTTTAGAATATCTTCAGCACCCACCATTGCTGCTCCCGCTAAATTTTTAATCAAAGCGGCGGTTCCGTCAATAATTCCACCATTTTTACCAAAGAACTTTTCTAGTGTTTCTACTCCCGCACCTAAGAAAGTTTTTAAATCAGTAATATCAGTACTAGGACCCATAGTTAATTTACTACTGAAGTCTTGTATTCCACCTATACCATTAACTAATTTACCCGCATCGCTATTTGAATTTCCTCCACCACCTCCACCATCATTAGTTTTAGCGTTAGGGTCTATACTAAGATAGAATTGAAATTTATTTCCTAAAGTAGCTCCGTCCGTTTTGCCAAATTTTCTAACGTACACTTTTTCAAACTCGTCGGAACCTTTTCTAGCTGCTTTAGCTAATTCTATATCTGATGCATTCATACATATAAATAGATTAAGTTGTGGTTTCTAATTCAATTAAATAATTGATATAGTACCTCCTTATGTATATTGGCATAGACATAACATCCCCATAGGAAAACCCTCTTTTAACCAAGAATAAAATCTCGTCTAATTGTCCCTTCTTATACTCCGTAGAAAGGGCGAAAAAACTCCACCCCAAAGCCAATTTCTACATTGACAAGTTCTCCTGACGGGGCGGTTACTGATTTTACTAAATCTAAATTTGGTTTATGTTCTTTTACGAATTTTCTGAAGTCTTGAGAATCTTTGATTGGCATCTGTTCAACAAAATTGTGGATGTTCATCAGGTCTCTATTACCAGCGATGGATTTAATCATCATTTCTAACTGTTTGGTAACAATCGGTGCAACACCAATACCGTTCCAACTCTCTTCAATTTTTTCAATTTCTTTAAGTTGTTTTTTAGTTAAAAATTTAAAAGTAATGTCGACATTTGATTTTGGGAAATGGAATTTAAATTCTCCCATTTCATCTGGAGCCAATGTGAAGTCTTTAAATGTTATTTCACTTAAATCCACTACTGCAGTGAATTCTTCATCATTTTTCGGATCTCGTAAATAAAATGTGTATTCTGGACCAAAAGATGTGTTTCTTAAAAATATAAGAATTGCACTTCTATCTTCATCTGATAGTTCGTCTATTGGTAGGTCTTTATCTAATATTTTTCTTTTCAATAACTCCTCAATAACTGTATTGGTTTTAAGTAAGTTTTGAGCGGATAAAATATTCTCATCGGTAGCGGTTAAGTAAGCCACTCGAACCGATTTTTTCTTGTTTGTGTAATGAATACCTTTAGAAGGAAGTTCAACTACATCATATGCGATTGTTGGGTCTATTGCAAATTGTTCCATAGTGTTAATTTACTTAATAACTATGTGAAAGTAAAGATTTAAAATAAAAAACCAACAACCCATTAGACAGATTTACTAATTCGGTTGTTGGTTTAATAATATTATGTAGAAAATGGTATTAGTATACTTGAATACATCTATCCATTCTCAATGTACATTGGATAGTTGCGATTGCATCGTTGTTGTAATCCAAATCACCAAAGTTTAAGTCGGTGATGAATGTACCTTGAAGAATCCATTTTTCAACCACAACTCCTGTTGGGTCTAACATTTCCAATTCAATGTCTTTTTTATATCCAGCAGCATATCCCATTCTACCTGTTACTGATTCTGCGTGTAAACGGAACCATTCCATTAAAGCTTGTGATGCTGAAGGACCAATTGGGTCTTTAAATGTAACTTGAAGAGCTTCCCAAGTAAATCTACCTGCAACGTAAGTTGAAGTGTTTAAGAAAGGAATCTCAACCGAGTTAATTTTAGCACTAGGTCTTTTAGCTGAAGTAACATACCATTCGTTGATACCCAATGATGAAGGGAATCTAACAATGAATCGGTTAACTCTTTTCGGTTCGTAAGGAACCGGCATTTTCATTAGTAAATCTGCCATTTTGTATTTGTTAAGTTTTTAGTTTATCTTTCATATAAATATAAGCCAAATGGAAAATAATCTTTTTTTGGTTTATTATTGTCTTGGGCTTGATTATGTCAATTATTTTTCGTAGTTTTTTACAATACCACTATAAAAAGCTCTAGAATAAATTACTTAATTAATAAAATAATTAAAATATTATTAATAAATACTAGAATATACACTTCCACAGTACTAATATAAGCAAAAAAGTATAATTATTATAAAAAATGGTTCCTTGTGGAACATATACATTTTTAATAGAAAAGGGGTCCCGTAAATGGAACCCCTTTCTGTTTATATCTCCTTTTAGATTAGATATTCTCAAATGAAGCCCCTGTTGGGGTAATTATGAATTCTAAATCAATAAATTCAAGAGAACGAGTAGGTTTAACGTAAATCTTACCTCTCAATGTGTTAGCATCGATATCCTCTGGGTCATTTGAAACCGTTACACGGAATTCATATAAACCTCTTTCCTTTTTAATTGACTCAAGAATTGGGTTAACCAATCTTAAGAATTCGTTTCTAACTTGTTCATCGTTTTGCTCGAACAATAATCTAACCGCTACGGCAGATATTAATTTTCTTGCTCTTAATAGTAATCTTCTTACGTTGATTCTATCTAAAGCTGATTCTCTAACTTGAAGAGTTTTGTTACCCCAAATTATAGTACCAGTATCAGAGAATGTCGCAATTGGGTTAATTCTGTTAGCATATAGGTCATCTCTCTCATCTAAAGTTAATTTCTTAGATGCTTTGATTGCATTTACTAAACCTCTTGAATAACCAGCGACTGCGAACCAAGGGTAAGACACATTATCAGTTAAAGCAATGTTCTTAACAACCTCACCTGTTGGTGGGATGTATAATTGAGTTGCATTATCTGTATCTCTTACTTGAATCCAAGGCCAATATGTTGCTGAGTAGTTTGTATCTAAAGAAACTGTATCAAGATCACCAATAACACCTTCTGTTGTTGGGTTGTTCGGAGCTCCAATAATATATAGAGAATCCGCTCTTTCGTTTTCAACCATATCAATTGCTTGAGTAGTTAAAGAACTGTGATCTGAGAAGTTAATACCTGGAGTCGCAAATACGTTAATATCCACAGCTTCAGGGTTTGAGAAGGTATTAATACCATCTAAGTAAGCGTAATAATCAGAGTTTCCTACTGTATTACTGAATACACCACTATTAGTAGTATAACCACTTACATATGTACTTTTACCAAAAATGTAAGCGTCTCCGTTAGTTCTAACATCTCTATAGATATCCCAACCATCTCTACCACCATATACCGCGAATGTAAATTTACGATATGCACTAGTTTCTAACAATCCTTTATCTGTACCTTCTAAATCATATGGAGTACATTTAAATGATGTCCCAGTTATCGCAGCCGCGTTTGAAGATAAGTGGAATCCAAAAGACTCACCACTTGCGTCCGCTCCTTTGAATTTAAACAAATCTTTATCGAAACCAACTTGAGAAGAAAGACCTAAAGATACTTTTCTTACTTTATCTCCGTTAGACAATACTGGTGTACCATCTGATTCGTAATAAATTACGTCTCCAGCTGCAAGATAATCAGTTTTATAAATTGTACTTCCCAAAGTTGACCCTGAGAACGCGTTGTCAGTTAAGAAACCTTTGAAACCTGCAGGGAAAGCATCTGTTGGGTGATTTGCGTCCATAACTAACATAATGTATTTTGAACGTAATTCAAACTCACCATCAGAAGTACCTATTTTTCTTGCGACGTAACCTGGTAAATCTGGATTCATTGAACATCTTGTGAATTTTTCAATTACTACCATATTGTCATCAGTATCGTTAAAATCTCTTACGATTAAATCAAACTCACCAGAATCAATGTTAATGTTTTGAATCATTATTTTAACTTGGAAGTTAGCGGCTTCACCGTCAGAAATTGTCTGAACTTGGAATAAATCCGTAACTT